GTTTTGAATTCAATTGTTTTAATTCCGCATTTTCGGCTTGTAATACCTCAATGTCCGTTGGTGGCGTTGGCTCTGGTTCTGGGACGTTGTCAGGATCATAAATTAAGCTTGTCCCATTCCAATGGTAATTAAAGAAATCTGTAGGCTCTTTTTCTACTTCAATCTCCAATAAATTAGGTTGCTGAATCAATGAATAGCCCTCTAAAAATCCTTCTTTATTCTCAATCCAAATTTTCATCATTTCACCCCTTACCATTCATAAATTTCTGTCATTATTTTAAATTTATTCGCAGCGTTACCATTTAAATCATTACCTTTTATATTAGTATCTGTAATGTAAAGGTACTTCACTCCTGTTTTTGTGCCATTGTAATTTGCTGTTGGAAAAACAATACCTGTTGCGCTATATTTTTTTACATGTCGTTTGTGTATAAATAAATATTGGAATTCTGTTTTTGTTGAAGCATCGTTTTCCGCATTTGTAAAAACTAGTAACCACCCATTTGCACACTCACTAAGTTTTTTCTTAGGTGTTACTGTTTGCGAACCATTCATAAACCAACCACCAGACCATAACTCATCTATTGTCGGTACCTTTAAATACGCTTTATCCGTATCTACTTTAGTTGGATACGATTCAAGCCCATCAATTGCGGCAGTATGTGTTTTAAGATAGACTGGTTTTCCTTTTTCTTTTAATTGAACAATATCTGTTGTCATTACACTTCTCCTACCTTTTCAAATGTAATTGCTGGCAATCCATCTAGTTTTGTTTTATCTTCTTTAGACATCAAGCCATTTTTTATTGAGGTTGCAACGTCTGTCGTTGTTGCATTTTGTCCTGCTGGACCTTGCGGACCAATGTCTCCTTTATCTCCTTTTGGACCTTGTGGACCTGGGTCTCCCTTTTCACCTTTTAATACTTCTGGTTTCCCTTCCACAGCATTCCAATGTGTTTGAGGAAATACCTGTGTTCCTCCTTGTTTTACTTTAACAATATCTGTCATTCAACTTCCCCTACTCTCTCAAACGTAATATCAGGTATTCTGTCAATGGCTTCTTGAACTTTTTGGTCAACATATTGTTGATTCACTCCGCCGCCATCGCCACCACCAGTTGCTGAAATAACACCATCTTCTGAAATAGAAATATTCGCTCCAGCAGTATAACCTTTCAACTCTTCCAGTTTCGATTTTAGTTCAGTGGTGAAATTTTGATCTGTTTGCTTTACCGCAGACAACGTTCCGTCTTCTGCAATTTCTAACAGTTGGCCAACCTTTATTCCGCCCAGTTCATCTGTGGTAGCGATTGGAAGAATGTACACGCCTCCCTCGCCATTTGACAACCGTTGAAACATTTCAGCAGTGATAATACCGTCTGTTTCTTCTGTCGCATAAGGAAGTTCTGTCAGTGCATTTTCTAAGCCTAAATCTGCTTTAGTGATAATTACTGCCCCAGTGTATCCATTAACAGATAATACTTTTGATTGACCCGCAATAATTTTTTCTAATCCTCGAACAGCGGATGCATGTGTAATAGGATAAAACTGACGTTCCACGCCATTTTCATCGGTTTCCATCATTCGTTTTGCTTTAACCACTTATTTCACCCACTTTTTCAAACACATAAGCGTTCTGTTTTGTATCATCAACTGTTGCGATAACCAATGCCCCATCGATCGCAGGATAATCAACTGTTCCAACAATTTCTGTTTCATGATTCAGTGAAAAAGCATCATCTTGTAAAATAATCAAGTCACTTATTTCGCCATATTCTAACGTATATAAGCGTTTCTCTAATTTCTGATACAAATATTCCATATCTGCCAATAAACGTTCAGAAATTGAATTATGGCGCACTCCTTGAATGTCTACACGTGCATCCATTAGCTCGGCTAACATCGTACCGCCAGGATCAATCGTTTTTAAAATATCTTTGATTGATTCGAACCATGAAGTGAAATCTGTTTTTTGCGCATCTCGCCACGCTTCGAACTCTTCTTTTCTAGCATTCATCCAATCAGTAAAATCACCCTTATTTTCGTTGATAAAAGCGTTCATGTCCGCGATTAAATCTTCAATGGACTGCCAATAAGAACCCATTTCACCTTCTGTTTTCGAAGCAGCATTCACTACAAAGTAAGAAAAGTTTTGCGTTGCACCAATCAGGTTATCACCTTTATGAATACTGAAATATGCTTCTTGTCTGTGTAACGACTGCATAGAATATTCATCAAAGGTATACTGAATAATCCCTTTTTTGGCATTCACAATTTTTGCTGAACGTTGAATCGGATACTTTTTATCAATAACTGATTCAAAAAATACTTCGCAACCTGTTAAATCAAGTGGCAAAGCATTTTCAACTAATATAGCTTCTAAAACTTCGGTATTTCGGTTCCCTTGCCGTACATTCTGTATGCCAATGTAATTATAAGGTTCCGTGGTGCTTAGTGTCACTTGCCATTTAACCATTTATTTGCTCCTTTCTAAAAATTAATAACATCACGCGGATTTATTCGCTGCCACTGGGCGCCTTTCCATACTTCAAAGTGAAGATGAACGCCAGAAGCTAATCCAGTTGCTCCCATGATTCCCACACGTGAATTAGTTGTTACTTTGTCGCCTACTGACAAATCAACAGAATCTAAGTGACCATAATAGGTCCAGTAGCCATCATCGTGCTTAATTACTACATAATTTCCCCCTGTTCCGTCATAAGTAACGGTTTCTACTGTGCCACTACGTGCTACGTAAACAGGTGGCATACTTCCAGCAGGCATCGATGCAATATCAATACCACCATGAATCACATTTGTTCCCCAGCCAATCTCATCCCATTCTTGAGTGATAGTGTAGCTAGAACGTACAGGATTAACCCACTTGTTAGTCCCTGGTTTTAAATTGTGTAGCAACTCATACCAATATTGGGCCATCGGAATTCGTTCTGGATGTGTGACCGCTGGGCGTTCAAAGTTTGCCTCGAATGCCATAGTAGCGGTACCTATATCTGTTAATGCTTTAAATTGTGCAACAGAATATGGATAAGCTGCCGATGGAATGTATTGGCCATTATGCATATGCCAATCAAGTAACTTCAACTGTGTGGTAATATTTCGATAGTCTCCACTGATTCCAGCTTGACCTAGCAAACGTTGCACATAAGCACGGCCGCTTTCACCAGCAATTGGTGATGTCCATTGAACTAACCCGTATCCAGGACCTCCGCCGCCTTCGTCAATATCGGGCATAATTCCAGATTCTTGATCCATGTTCCCTAAAATCCCAGCGGATGCTTGTTCACTGTATCCTTTAGATTTCAAGAACTGCCAAACCGCCCAAGCATTTTTCTCTTTTTCGGTTGTTAGCTCTGGTGGCACGTCACCATCATTGCCGCCTGATCCATCACCAGGTATTACTTCTTTACCGCCGACAATCAATCTATCAACATAAATAGTTGATTTGTTACCACCTTTTCCGATGAAATAAGAGTTATTAGCAAGATTCCACTGGGTAGCCCCCCTAATGATCAAACCTGTACTTTCTTCGTTAGAAAGACCGATGATGTTAGTGGGACTGTTACCCACAAGTAACAACGATTTACCATCTGTTACTACGGGATTACCATTCGCGTCGTTTAATAATGGAAATGGGTTTCCTTTAGTCCCCATGTTGCCTACATGGCTCGAACCATCCCAAAACCCCATGCCTTTTCGGGTTAGTTCCATTATTTTAGTTTTCCCATTCCAAGCTTGCAGAGCGCCGTTAACTAAACGCAAAATGTCTCCATATGCATTGAATGATGTCTCAAAAATATCAGATCTAATTTTACCAGCTCTGATAAAGTCGGCATTTAAAATACCATCAATGGTCCAAGCGTTTCTAAATGGACCTTTCCATCCTGTGGTTGAAAAGCCTATACCTTGGTTATTAATAGCGATGACATTTTTTGCAGTATCTGTAGAATCCGTATCCATGAAATAAAGCGTGTGCGGCCTGTTTTTTGGATATTGAAGAATACTACCACCTTTTACACCATTAATTAAATCGGTAATGTAATCAATGAAATCACTCATATAATCTTTCTTAGTCAACGTTTTAATAAATTCTTGAAAATCTTGACTTTGTTGTTTATAAAAAGCAACTTGGATATCTCCCGCAGTGATTTTTATTGTTTTTTCTGCTAAAGCATCATAGACAATCCCTGTAACTTTCGTTTGAATGTCAATATCATAAAACTTGTGATAAACAGCGAACGTATCGAATAAATTATAGTTTCTCATTTTCGCAAATTCTTTTGCTTCTTCTGAATCTGTGAGTTTCTCAATTTCTAGTTCAATAGAAATTTTAGGCTTATCACTTCCTGGATATAATGTAGTAAAGTATTTACCTGCCACTTTATTTAAGCTTGATAAATCTTTTACTCCTTGATCTTCAGTGAACTGAACGTATTGAGCGTAAACATCTGGATATTTGTTGATATATTCGCTCTTAACCGCATCTCCATAAATCCGTTGAGAAGTTCCGTCTGCACCACTTTGAAGCTCTGCAAATGGTAAAACTTTAGTAACAATTGATTGCCAATCAAATTTAATGGTTAATCCTTTTAAATCTTTACCATAACGAACAGTTCCAACGTTATCTCGTCCTCTACGTCTTAACAAAGATAATTTAAAAGGTTCTCGTTTGATTTCTCCACCCCAATATTGAAGCAAAGAACCTTGTTCACCAGCAATACAATTAAGTACGTTTCTAGCTTCGAATACCGTACTAGAAGCTGTGTTAATATCAGAATAAAGTTTGATATCGCATGGTTCGTCCATGTTCTGTTCGATTAATCTCATAGCTTCTGCACCATTACGATTATCAACTGTTACTAGCCTCACTTGTCTGTTTCCTAGTTTATAAGTACGAGATTGGGCATAAATGACAATACTATTAGTAAACGTATCTTTAAACGTTTGTTTGATCTCGAAAATGTGGTATTCTTCTAAGTCATTCGGCTTTGCTTTAATCTGATAGCCATTTTCAAAATAATCACTAAATCTGCTAATCGCTGGATAGTCCATTTCTAGTTCATATTTTCCGTTTGCTTCTTCAGTGATTTCGCAACGTGTCGCATCAATAAGACGTCCTAAGCCGTTTGTTGTAAAATCTTTTTCTCCAGGTTTAAAAATAACTGGAATCAAACTTTTCGCCTCCAATTAGGCTGAACTTTAAACTCTGTCACTTTTCCAGTCCAGCGAAAATTATTTTCTCCACTTTTTAAAATTGGGTAATCTTTGAAAAGTGTTTTATGATCCAAGATTTCAAACGCTCCACCTGATTTTCGATAAGCTTCTTGTTTTTCTGAATCAATAATGATATCTCCATCTATAGCTTTTAATGCATATTCCTGATTATTGATGAAAAAAGAAATATCCCCAGAACCCAAAATCTGAATAGTAGGTTCTGAAGGATATTTTTCTGTGTTTATTAATTGTTTAGGATTACTTGTCCAATATTGGCCAATACGATTTTTTTTGAAAGGTCGGATACTTACAGTAAACTCAAAAGGAATTAAAACCCCTGTTTTTCTTGTTCCTGTAAACTTTGGCGGACTTGTTACGATGGCTTGATAGATGTAATGTTCATCAAAATAGACGATAAAGTCTGAGTAGTTTCCCATATCGAGCCAAAACGAGATTTCATCTTCTAAGAAAGATACTTCTTGTAAATTTCTTGCTTTCGCATAGCATGTAATAGTGCGTTCTACATTTTTATAATACTCAAAATCAACAGCTATTGAATCATTACCCATTCGCTCCCTAAGCTCTACTACACGTCCAGCAGAAAGTCGTTCAGGTCTTTCTCTCATAAACACATTAAATTCAGAGCTATGTTTTCCATTAAGAAAAAACTGACCTCTTTTAAATTCCACCAAAAGCACCTCCTACTGCATCGCTATCTCTATTTTTGACAACTTGAATATATTTAACGAGTTTTTGTGCTATATTCATTAGCTGTTTTTCATCTAAGTCGCCCATTGTTTGTAAATTAATGTAAAAAGTGTCTCCACCAACAGTAGTTGTTGCATTGTTACTGTTCTTATCTGACTTAGATGTTTGAGATTCCTGTTGATTAACATATCTACCTGTGACAGAAAAATTCGGTAATTCTGTTGGTAAATCAGCCATATTTTTAACCGATTTATCCAAAGTTCCTTTTTCTTGGTCAATACCATCCACGACACCCAACACAATGTTTTTACCAATCATGTCACGCATCCAACGTGAAGGAGAATGAATTTTCAAAGCTCCTTTAATCCCATCTTTAATATTCCCAGCAACTTCTTTAATTTTTTTACCAACAGCACCAATCATGGACCCGATACCATCGACCAAACCTTGAATAATGTTTTTACCAATTTCAAATAAATCAACATGTTTTAAATCTTCAAAAGTTTGTTTTACATTCGACACTGTATCACTGACACTTCTTGTGAGATTATTCCATGCGTTTTTAGCACCTTGTACCATGTTGTTGAAGGTTTCTATTGTGCCATTTCTAATTCTATACCAGGTTTGAACAACACCATCTTTTATTCCAACCGCCGTATCAACAATCCACTGTTTGAAATTGGACCATGTATCTTTTGACCATTGAACAGTTGCATTAAATGTATCAATGGTTCCTTGTTTTAGGTTGTTCCAGCCATCGATCACACCATTTTTAATGTTTTCTACTGTTTCAAAAAACCAAGTTTTCAAACTTTCCCATATTCTAATTGCTTCAAATTTAATATTTATCCACGTTTCGATAATAGAATATTTAATTTCAATCCAAACGTTGATTGCTCCATATTTGATGTCAATCCAAAGTAAAGTGAAAAATAACTTCACATCAATCCAAATCTTTTTAATTGTCAACATCAATCCATTAAAAATAGAAGTAACTGAATAGGAAATAGCTGTAACCGTATTATAAAAGATATTTTTAATCCCGAACCAAATTGTCTGAGCTGCTTCAGCAATATTATCCCAAACGGCAATCATATTTGCTTTTGCTTCTTCCCACCCACCTGTAATCATTGATGTGATGAAAAGTATTGGAGCTAACAGAACATTTTTTAGAATGGTAACGACATTTTCAGCGATCATTTTGACATTTTCAATGTTCGCTTTCATAGCGTTAACAACCATTTTAAACGCATTTTTGATTCCTGTTACATACGGACCAATATATTTCCAAACAAAATCAAATGCTGTTGTGAAAACATCTGATATTGATTTTCCAATACCCTTAAACCAATCTTTCGCATTATCAAAGCCATTTTTAAAACTTTCGCCAACGCTTTTAGCACTATCAGCAGCACCCTGCTTGATATTTTCCCATGTGTTTTTTGAGCCTTCTTTTGTTGAATCCCAAAGTCCACTAAAGAATTCTTTAGTACCATTCCATTTATTTTTAACCCAGTCGGCTGCATTTCCAGGTGCTTCTTTCATCCATGTACCAGCATTTGAAAAAGCTTCTTTTGTGCCATCCCACATATTGCTGAAAAATTCCATTGTCGAATCCCAAGCTTTTACAACTACATCAGCAGCGCTTGAAATGACCTCCTGGATATTTTTCCAAATATTTTTAACAGCATCTCTAAAACCTTCATTAGTTTTCCAAAGATAAATAAACGCTGTGACTAACCCTACTACAGCAGTTAAGATTGCAACAAAAGGATTTGATAGCATTGTCTTATTTAAAATTGCTTGAGCTATCGAAAGTGCTTCTGTACCTTCCCTCCAAGCTTTAAATGCTGCATTTACTTTATTCACAAGCATCAACGTACCAATGCTACCAGCTAAACCTGCAAGCAGCGGTGCATAAGGTTTTAACGTATCATACAATGTTTTAACTGTCTTTATCATTGGCGGAATCATTTCAGCAAACTTAGATAAAGCCGCTTCCATCTTTGCACCTTTATCAGCAATGATTTCACTAATACTTCCAAAGCCCGCACTTTTTAAACCTTCGTCAATTTTAGTAACAACATTGGCCACGCCACGAACGATCGCAGTTTTCATGTTAGCCAATCCGGTTTTAATACCTGCAGTAGAGTCTTTAGCAATCTGTTCTAATGATTTAAGACCTCCTCCGCCTTCTTTATTCAATTTAATTAGAGAGTCTTGAAATTCTTCAACTGAAATTGAACCATCAGAGAGACCTTCTTTCATCTGACCAGCAGTTAACCCCATTTGTTTCGCTAAAGCATTCAACGCTGGACCCAAACCACTGTTAATCATTGAGTTCCAAGTTTGCGCATCTACTTTACCATTTGAGAACGATTGGGACAGCTGGATAATAGCATTGTCTATCATCTCTGCAGACCCACCAAAGCCGAGGATACCATTATTTAAAGCTGCGAAAATCTGTTCTGATTTTCCTAAGTCATTTGTAGACGAAGCAATTAATTGAACACCTTTAATTGCGCTGTCTAAAGGTGTAGGTAACCCTTGGATACTCTTCTTTAAGCTATCCATTGTCTTTGATGTTTCACCAGCTGAAAAACCCATATTTTCAAATACACGGTTTGCGTTATTTAACGTATCCACGCGATTAATGGCCCCATCGATGTTGCTGGTAATCAGCCCAATTCCTTTTGAAATAATTTTAGTTGCTCCGCTGGCTAAAAAGTTACCAACAAATGACGTCCAAATAGATCCAAGAGAGCGGCCGCCTTTTTGTCCTGTTCTGTCAACCTCTCCATCAAAACCTTGCAACTTTTTTACTGCCGAATTTAGACCTTGGGAGAATCCTGATTCATCTAGTATCATTTTTAAGACTAAGTCTTCATTGTTCAATAAGTACCCCCTCCCTTCTTAGAACATTGTGTGTTCATCAAGGAATTTAAGCTCTTCAAATTCTTTAACAGCATCTCTGAACGCATAAAGCTTCATAAGTTCGTTCAAGTCTGTATTCTCAATTTCGTTTAGTGTCCACCCATTTTCAAGCAACGTAATTTTTAATTCTGCTTCTCGGTACTGTGGACTAAATTTAAAATGAGGATGATAAAGGAGATCTGTTACTTTTTTTTCTGATCAGAATAAACTGCATCATAACCGCTAGAAACAGACCCTAATAGTTGCCCCGTAATTTTTAAGATTTCACGTGCATCCATTCCGTCAAGAAATTCTTGGCCCGTAAATTGACCTTCAAAAATAACTTTTGCGATAAAATCATAACACTTACGCAAGACAGGCCGAATTTCCTCCATGTCGTTTGTTTTGACGATTTCTTCTAGTTCTACTTGTAATTCTGTTGCATCTTCCATAACAGATCCTGGTAACATTTCAGCGGATTTGAATTGTTTAGTGGTGAAATTGCCTTCTTCATCTTTCAAGTAAAGTTTAATTGTCGTTTGTAATTTGCTTGCCATTTTTTTATTCCTCCATATAAATAGGACGACACTTGGCCGTCCTTAAATTTTATTATGCATTAACTGTTACGCTGCATTCAGCTTTATGGTTGCCATCTTCAGTAGTGACAACAACAGTTGTGGTTCCTGCTGTTACTGCTGTAACTTTTCCTTGCACAGGTGTTACTGTTGCAATTGAAGTATCATTTGATTTGAATGAATAGTTTTTGTTTGTTGCGTTTTCAGGTGCAATTGTTGGCGTTAGAGTTGCAGTTTCACCAACCGTTAGAACTAATTCCGTTTTATCTAAAGTTACACCACTGACAGGATTTGTAGACTCTTCACGTGGATTAGTAACCTTAGTAAACCAATTTTTGATCATATCTAAGTCAACACCATCATCGTCTTCATCGACTGAATACATGTATCCGACACCAGGCACATCAACAAATGAACCTGTCCATTCTGGATGAGTGTAAGATACTGAACTACCTTCTAGAGTTGATGATTCATCAGAAGTCAATGCAAATTTTCCTTTATAAAAAATTGTGTAGCGATATTTACCATTTGATTTACGACGGCGATAAGCAAATGCTCCATCTGGTGCAATATCATCTGCGGATCGTAAAACACCGCCTTTCAATTTTTCACCACCCGTAATTTCAGCTAAAACTTCATTCTGGTATCCATTTGTTTCCAAAGTAACTTCTGCACCACCAAATGCAACGTACTGATCTTGAACTACACTATCGCCATAGTCAGGCGTTGTTTCTGTTGTAACATCTGGTTTGATACTTACAGCAGTACCGATTGTAATTGGCGCTCCGTAAACTGGAAAAGCACCCGTTTCGTCTGTTAGTGGGAACCAGGTTGGTTTCTCCACAGAAATGACACTTACATTTTTTTTAACTGCCATCTATTCTTCACTCCATTCGATTAATTGAGGAAAAGCAACATTAAAATTAATATGTTGAATTCCATCTGTTTTAAATGCTTGATAATCTTCTGGAAATAGTTCGTTTCCATCTAGATTTAAGACATTAAAAAAAGCCCCACAGCTTTCTGTCAGACTTGTTACTAATTGTTTATTTTTCTTACTATCAACTAACGCAATATCAACGTTATATGCTTTATTCTGAACGTTTTGACCAACGTTATCAGTCATGCTTTCTTCTACGCTTAAAACAAAATAAAACGGTTCTGATGATTGCATCACATCATCAAGATAGATAGGTGCATCCGAGAACTGTTTTATTTTGCTAGTAAGCATTTTTAAAAGTTTATCGTACATACCCTATCCTTTCTTAGCGATGACAATCGCCATTTGTTTAAACCGTTTTGGAATATAAGTTGCATGAGCTAATTTATAAGACTTTTGCAACATGAATCGCCCTTTTACAAATCCACCATTCTTAGTTCGGTGCCCATCGTTTACATATTTAAAATATTTTTCATTGTTAATTAAGGCGCCAACAATTCTACCACTTGATGTTTTTCTAGCTTTAATGATTCTGTATCCACGTCTTAAATCACCTGTTTTAATCGGCGTAATAGGTACAATTAACTGATAAATCTTCGCTAAGGAATCATTGACCATCGCAATACCTTCTTTTTCAGCAATTGGTGTCATTTTCTTTAAATTAGCAATAACTTTGTCAGCATTCGAGGTCATTCTAAAATCACTTTTACTCATCGATTGCACTTCCTGTCAATGTCACTTCGATGTGACTTGGATAGTTAAAGGGTTTCTTTGCAAATAAAATATGCTTTTGACCTGTACTTTGAATGACAGTGATTCTGTCGGCCTTTTTCACATCTACTTCAGGCATTAAGAATAATTTTTGATCTTCGTAAGTGATATTAAAGGTACCTTTGTTTTCAACAACTGGTAAGCTTCCAGCGCTACCCAGACCACTTTGAGACAGTGCGCATTTTAACTTCCCATCATGAATTGGTGAATAACCTTGTTCCGTAATACCTGTTTCAGGATTTTCGATATCACCCATTCTTTCAATAACACAAGTATCAAGATAGGTCATTGCCAAAACATCCGCTTCATTCAATAGAACAACACCCCACTATCACAGCCAATTAAACGTTTAATAGTGTCGCTGTAATTGCCAAGCAACGCTGTTATACTCTGCTGCGTAGTTGCATAGCTAATAGATGTATCACCGCGCTTAATGCTAGTTACAGCTTGTTCCGTTTCACTTTTAAGTGACTGATATAGAATTTCAATTACAAGCGAGGTAAGTAAATCCCAATCAATTTCAATCTTACATGTATTGTAAGATCCGATTTCCAAAAGAACTAGGTCTAAGACAGACGAAATACGCTCTTTTGAAACATTAGGTAGCATTTTTGAAACCTTTTCTATAATTACTTTTTTTTGTTCGTCTGTCATATAATCACCTAAATTTCTGTTAAATCTGCAGCTTCTTCTAAAATTGCAATAGCTTTTTTATCAGAAACACTCACTTCGATTTTTCCGTCAACTGCTGTAATAAATTTACGTGTTTCAGGATGAACAAAACCAACGAAATTTTTATTTTTTAAAACTTTGAATGTTTTTGTTTCAGGTTTCACTTCTTCAGTTACTTCTTTTGTCTCTTCGATTACTTCTTCTTTGACCTCTGACTTTTTAACCATAATTATTCTCCTTTACTTTTTAATTATTCACCTGGTGCTGCAGTTGCAAGGTTTAAGATTGCCCCTGAATTTGAAGCGTTGTATTCAATCGTGTATTCACCAACTAAACCAATACGTTTTGAATCAGTTGTTTTAGCTAATTCCTCTGCACGCCATTCACGTAACGGACGTAGCTCCACATAGTTTGTATCTAATGCAATCATTGTTCCACTTGGCAGTGACGGCTCAATTAAAGCTGTCCCTGATCCATAATTTGAAACAATTTTCCCTAGTTGCAATCCAAAAGCTACTTGATCTCCAAAGTTAAACACTTTAGTGCCCGCTTTATCAACTTCATCGGTCATTAAATCAACCATATCAGTCGAAACTAGACATAGCTTTTCACCTGCATAACCTTTGTCAAACATAGTTTTAAACATTTTATCTACATCTTTACGTGTTACTGCATCAGCTGCAGACGTTTTAACTAAGTTATCAGAGTTGATTAAGTTAATTACACCAGCCATTTGACGCCCTTTAGCACCATTTTCATCAGCTTTTACACCAATTAATAGCTTTTTGTTCAAATCTAACTTCATTTCTAGCGCACGTTGAGAGACTTGGTTAGCTAATTCACTACCTACGCCATTAACATTAATTGCATCTAATGTTCCTGAAACAGAAGTAGATTTTCGGAAAATTTCGGTGTAGTTACTGAACCATTTACGCCCTGAATCTGCATCTTTGTATTCTCCACCTTCTAATTGTGCAGATGAATCTTCTCCATCAAGTTCTGATTCACGCCATTTGATCTCCGTAGAAGTTGCTGGGCTAGTTTTACCAGCTCCTAATAACCAGCTTAGAAACGGTGTTGACGGACGTTGTAATGCATTTACCTCTTGTGAAATATCTAAGTATTCTAGATTATTTACTGTAGTTTTTTTCATTTATAAATTCCTCCTAATTAAATGCTTGTAATTTTTGACCTAATGCTTCTTTAGGATTTTCAATCGGCTGAGTTGACTGATTCACATCAGTCGCATTAGTTTGTTGCTTATTACCGAATGCTTTTGTCATTTCCATGTTTTTAATTGCTTCAGCATGCTTTTCATTGATGGTGCTTAAAACACCTGTGAATGACTCTACAGCCTTTTGTGTGAACTCTGTATCTGAACTAACTAAAGTGTTCAACATGAACTGGGAAACTGAATCTTTTAATTCTTTGTCAAGCTCTAACCCCGCGATTTGTTCAGCAACAAAAGCTTTATTTTCGTTCGAACGGCTCTTAGCTTTCTCTGCTTCAAACTCTGCTTTTAATTTCTCAAGTTCTAGCTGTTCTGGTGTTTTGTTCTTTTTAGCTTCTTCATATTGCTTCACAGCTTCCTGTTTTAGCTTATCAAGGTTATTCTGTTTCCACGATTCTAACTGTTTATCTGCAGCACTTTGTGATTGAGATTGAATGAATTTCTGTGCATCTTCATTCGATTCGACAAATGCTTTAAAATCATCAATAGTGAACTCTGGTTCATTTCCCCCACCATCAGCAAACATCTGCAAATTCATTGGTAATAATTTTTTTGTTTTCATTTTGTTTCTCCTTTCGCCCCACGATTCGTTTGCACGCCCCGCATTGCTTTAGATTATTTATTGCGCCCCGCCATTCAATCAAGCCCAGCATTGCGCTAGTTTAGTGTCATTTCGGACAAAAGAAAAAGCCGTTAAAACGACTCAATTTTTAAACCTTTGTAAATGTTTAATAATTTAGGAAACTGAATAGCAATCCAATCCACGACTTCTTCATTTCTTGGCCATTCAGCGTTATGATCAAGCCCTGATTCAAACAAGATAGCATGGATAATTTCATGGCGAATAGTTCTATTTTCGTATACACTCATTTCTTGAAAGTTATCTGGATCTCCATTATCTAAATGAGCAACAAAAATTTCTTTGGTCGTAAAATCAGTGACACCGTCTGCACCGCGCATAAAAGGCTTGTCTACTTCTGTTGTCTCTTTATAAATTGTGTACTCTACGCCTAATACATTAACTTTTGCTTTTTCTTTCATTACTATTTTCCTTTCTCAAATACTCTTCATAATCACTATCTAAATAATCATAGGGATCCATCTAATCACTCCCAATTCTTATGGACCAGTTCAGCGCCTAGCATTTGATAATCAGTGACAGCATCTTTTACATTTTGTAGAGTCCTAGACACAATCGAAATAGTTAATTTACTTTTTTTACCTGGTAATGAATACAAAATATCGACGTGACAATAATTACCGCCCCAAACTAATTCAAGCTCATCTTTGACGATATTACCGTTGCCGTCTCTCAAAGTGTGTTTGGTTAAGTATCGTTCGTTTTCTTGTTCAAAAGCTTTTTTATAGGCTTTTTCTGTACCATTGGTTACTTCTAGATTTAATACTGCTTCGAATAATCCTTTCATGATATCACCTCCAATTTAGGGTATAAAAATAGCACTCAAAGTTATCCTTTAAGTGCTTAGTAAAGTCTGCTATGGTAATCTGACGGGACGTGGACCAATTTATTTTCTTTAATATGCTCATCAATGAATTTCGCTAATTTTTTAGCACCTTGAATAGAAAAATCGAAGTCATCACTCTTTGTTACATCGATATATTCATATATTGGAAACTCATCATGAAAATGTTGTTCATACTTTTTAATTGCAGCATCAATAATAGACCATGCACCCTCTTCGCAACTGAACATTTATTTCACCGCCTTTAAGATGTCATCTAACATATTTTCCCATATTTTCGATGCTGTTGGAAAGACTTCGTACATCATTTTTTTAGCTTCTTTGTTAACAACGGTTTCAGTCATATGAGCAAAAAATTCTGTTTCTTGCATTCCGTATGCTTTCCAGTATTTAGTTCCGTGCCCAAATCCTAACGGGTGATCTATAAAACCACCTGTGGATTCCATCATATCTGACAATGCAGAGTATGCTTTCGGAGATATTTCAGATAGTTTCTTATATTTTCTAACTATAGCACTTTGATCAAAAACAGAAAGTTTTTTTAGATTTTTGACTTGTTGATAATTATCTCCATTTGCTTCTTTTAAATCATTATTGAAAACGTTTAATAAATCTTTTTTTATCGCATTTTTTAATTTATATTCTGGCATTACAGATATGCGATCAAAATCACTGTCTAACATTTCCACACCGATATTATCTATAGCATGACCCAGTTCATGAAATACTACTTGCATTTGAGTTTTATTTTTAGTGCCGTCAAACGCTTCTTTTGATAATTGTATATCATTACCATTAACAAAGCTTTTTGATTCTGAAATGTCTTTAAAACTGAAGCGATTCCCTAAACGATTTAGCAGTTCTTTAATTTGAGTATTATCTATAGAATCTAAACTTTCTATAAACTTCAAATAGTTCTCTTCACCAATTGATTTTGCCATATTTGTTTTATCAAAGATACTAGTTTTTATAGACACTTGCGGATGATTCAACTTAACACCCCACTGATCACTTGCGAATTCGTCTAACAGATCACCGAACATTTCTTCATACAAAGCGTCAATATCATCGCTTATTTCTGGAATTCTTGGTATTTCTGTGCATCTGCACAATGTGTGGTATGGAGGATGTTCATTTTTAATTAATTGGCCATGAAATCCGCCACAAATGGTACAAACTCGTTCATCTTCTGCAGACCAACTTTCTGATTCTTTAACGTTAGCTCCTCTAAATGATTCTCTAATCCCCTCTACAGCAAAATGGGAATATTCCGTTCTGACAAGATTTTCAATCGATCTATTAAACTTTCCCTGCTCTAACTTAAACATGCCGCTAATAACACCATCGTTTCTCATCGTTCTAAGAGCTTCTAAAACACCTTCGCCACTTGCTAAAGAATTAATAATAGAATTACTTAGACGTTGCTCTAAACTTGAAATATTGCCCCACAAGCGAGATGAAAAAGTTTTGCCGCTCCATGGATAATTCAGAATGTTTTCCAGCTCTTTTTTTGATAAACCAGAAGCAGAGCCGCCTAATAATTGCATCAACGCATTAGAATTAGAATTGTAGATTCGTTTTGTAATGTTTTCTAAGTCGTTATTAAATTTACCGTTAACGTCGCTTGCGATTGCTTCATCAGCTAGCGTTGAAAAGATATCTGCTCGTAATTGTAACAAACGATTAACTTTCGCATAGTCATAGGACGGAAAATATTCATCAATGAATTGCTTATAAGCTTCATCTGATTCCATCAACTTTTCATAGTTTTTTTCGATATACTTGCGGTACTTTTCTTGGTCTCGCTTGCTAAAGTCTTCTAGCATTTCACTTTGTGTGATGTCATGTAAATCCGCTTGTGACAATAGCTGTCGTTGAATTTTAACTAAAGCACGTTCAAAAACAGATTCTAGCTCACTAAGAGTTTTCTTCTCTAGTTTCAAACGTGCTTTGTCTTCTAATTCTCGGCGTTTTTCCCAATAACGTTCACTAGCCGTTATTTTCTTCTTCGTCATTATCCGCACCGCCTAGCTTGCCGTATTCCCCGCTTGGATAGTTTTGCCTTTGTTCTAAATTCATCATGTCCGCCTCGTAATCTGGATCTTTAACGAATGGAATTTGATTAATGATAGTACGTTTTGATACATAAGGTGCTAATTTAGGCAACGCCTCAGCAAGATATCCAATATCGGTTGGTAAACTACGACTAAATGTAAACACAATTTTAGAAACATCTACTTCTAATTTATCGTTAAATTTTATAAAAGCTGCCATCGTCTCTGCAACTTCTTTTAATCCTTCTTTGAAGTACTGTTCTTTCGTGTTTGTTTTGGCTTCTAGTGCTATTATTTGCCACTTGCGAGCTTCACCAGAGCTATTGGATTTAAATACTTCATCGTTGAAGTCGATTGACTTAGTGACTGTGTAGTAAAGCTTTTTCAGCTGATTAAGATGATACTCGTTGAAATCTTTGTTAATATCTTTCGTTACATAGCCAACCTTTGCTTGTGGATCCGGCAAATTAATGATGCCTAGCTGTTCCATCATCCTCTGTGCTTCTTCTTCGCCTAAACGAGACCCGCTAATCATCATATACGCTAATTTAAATTGCTCTACCTCGTTTTGCTGGTCTGACAGGCTTCTATCAAATGCATCAGAAAGTTCCTCTGCTACTTCAAAATCGCAATAACGATTCGTGTTGTTTTTAAATTCTGATAGGTAGAATGTTTCTAGTGGATTATCAGTTTCTGATGTCAATTTAAATGTTTCAGCTGCATTCATTAAATTCGTTTCCACGTATCTGTTATACGTTAAGATTTTTTTCTTAGTAACAACTTTCATTTCTTCGAAAAATTTCTTTTGGTGTGTGTCATATTTCTCTCGAATGAAAATATCTGCATTCTCATATTTTTCGGCTCTCCATGGCTCAACATTGCATGCCCACAATTGCCACTCTCCCGCAGTTTCAACGGGTTCTAACAAACGAAAAGCAACCCCACAAGCGCCTTGATATCGTGCCGTGTCTGAATCCAACATTGCGAATCGCATTTCTTTAACTAATTCTGCTAGTCTATCGAATTCTTTAGGTATTTTTATCTTCGCGCTGACGTTGCCTAAAAATAAATCCTTTGTTTTTTGAATTAAGGACTTCCGTTGTTCAGTAATATCATAATCCCATTTAACTGGAATACCTGTGAAATGATCAGCTGCTTGATCAACAATGGTGTTGTATAAGCCAGCGTGAAGTTTATTATTCACTTTTATAATTTTTGTGTTTGGTTTAGGTCTGCTATCAATCTCATTTTCTTCACTTGTATAAGCTTTGTATTTACGCTCTCTGTCATTAAAAAATGGCTTCATCTCTGTTATAAAGTCATTTGGATCAAATAGCTCTTCGTTTATTTGCGTAGAATATTTCGTTCGTAATCTTTTATATCGACTCAATGTTAAATCACTTTGAAACAATCATTCCACCTCCTAAAATTTAATGAAACTTACGTTATTTTTCTCCATGTCTTCGCTAAAAGCGTATCTTGTTGCATCGATTGTGTGGTTATCTTTATCTTCAAGCCTTGGCTTAGGATTGCCATCTTTATCCGTCTGATAATCAATGTTTTCAAACTCTTTGGCTATATTTGGAGTTCTTAGTGGGTCGATACAAATAAAATCCAAATCATCCAACCATTCCTCTCCATACTGTACAGAGTCGGGTCCTTTTTTAACCCCAAATACGTGGCCCATTCCATGTTCATTGTTTAATTCTGCTATGGATTTAGGTTCTGCTGAATCCGATGCAATACGATCAGACTGATAACCTTTTGCTTTCGCCTTTTGGGCAAACTCACGATTACTGATTTTCACTCCGTAGATTTCATCAACAGCATAGATGCCATTCTTTTTCTTATCGTAGTGCCATCGTACGAATGCTAATGGATCAGTAGCATAACCGAAGTCAAGACCGTTTCTGATATTATCAAAGTTAGCAACCATTTCATCAGTTATACAGCCTTTCTCCACTTTTAAATTACTGAATGGAACGACTCCAGAACCGATTGCTTCACCATCGTATTCCCATCTAGCACGCAAAAGATTTCTATCTCTTGCTGCCTCCACTTCTTTCAAGAATTCTCTCGAAATAAAAGGATTATCTTTATAAGTAGAGTGATGAACAAATGTATTATCAGGTTGGAAACTAGATTCATATTTTTTGTTCACCCAAGATTGTCGACGTTTTGGCGGGTTGTAGCTGAAAAAGAATTTATAAAAAAGACCATTTCCTAATTCACCACGTAAAAGTGAATTGGTAATGGTCGTTACTTCATCTTCAGTTTTAAACTCGCCTAACTCCTCAATCCAGCCAATCGCAAACGGGAATCTACTATCTTTTAAAGACTTGATTCTTTCGGGATTTTGGGTACCTCTGAAAATCATATAATTCCCACGAGGTATGTATGTGATTCTCAACGGCGATTTATTAAATTTAAATAGATGTGTTACCCCTTGCTGTTCAATCGCCCACTTCATTTGCTCGTAGATTGATTGTTCTAATGTATTATCAACATATCGAATGCCAACCGCATTGACAGCATATCTCATAAGCAATTGAGTAATAATATGTGCAATATCTGATGATTTACCAGAACCACGTCCACCCTTACAAACAATATTCAGTATGTCTGAGTTAAGAGTTGCCCTCCATACCGAATGAAATTTTTTCGGTAATAATTCTGATAGTTTTTTCTTAACCATCATCATCACCGATGTCATCAACAAATACTGGCATTTCAGTAACTTCTATTTGTTGCTTGTCAGTGAACAGCGCATGACGTTTACCAAGTAATTCGGCTGCTTTAGTCCTCTCCTCCGTGCTAGGAGTATATTCATAGCTTTTCTGATGCGTAAATATTTCGCCTTCATCATTAGTTGTTTCTGTATTATAAACACCTTTCATTTTTTCACCACGCATGGTGCTAGTGAGATACTCTAGTACCTCTTGTGCATCTGCAACTCTTTCGCTCTGCATTTTTTCTAGCTGTTCATCAATATATCGCTTCACGTTAGCATCTGTTAGCAGTCTACTTGCATTCACTCTTGCTGTGGTGTCTTTTTTTATATTTGGATATGCAACCTTATATGCTCTCGTGCCATTCATATCAATTAGCCATTCATCAGCAAAAACCTGATGTTTTGGATTCTTTATCATGTTATTCACCTCCTAAACAATTTATATATTCAAAGCTATGCAATATCTGTGCATTTTTATTTACCTTTGTTATACTTTAAGTGGGTAGCGACTCCTTGCTTTGAATTTAGATTTTGCGATTAAAATTCTTTCAACAGTCTTTATATAACTACCCAGCCGTTAGAACCTATGCTCTAACGGTTTTTTTGTACAAAATAATCATTTTCTATAATACGAATATCTGGTATACTTCACTTGGGTAGCCCATCATCCTAAATGTATATTAAAAACCTACTTATGATTCTTCCCCAGAAGTAACATGAGTTATGCTACCCAGCCACTAGATCCCATAGCCTAGTGGTTTTTTATGTACAAAAAAAGACCATTCAAAGAATGATCTATTTTTCTTGATTATTGATAATAAAAAAGCGGATAAAATCTTTTCCAAATTTTGATATTTTCAATCTATCCTTTGCTTTAAGACTTATCTTACTTTTGCTAGTTAGACTTTTCAATTTTATTTTTCTTTTCCCAGACAAAGAATTTAATATGCTCTCTGTAGAATTTCTAATTTCCTCAATGGCAATTTGCATTTTTTTTATATCTTTTGCAAGCTTATCATCATATTCATTTTGCATTAAGCCTAACCGATATAAGTTCTCTCTAACTGCAACATATTGGTCGTAATTGATATCGAATGCTTCTAATAACTCTGTATAGTTATTGTATCCATCGATATCAGCAAATGTATTGGTTTTATAGGACAATTTAAGAACTGAAATATCTAAAATAGTCAGTTTATCAAGCGTATCAAAATATAAATAAGCCACATCAAAAGATGGATTATCCAAATTCAAAAATTCTGAATAACCATTAATCATAAATTCAATTTTTTCTGCTTGATTAGTAGATTCAATTTTCTTCATGACCATTTCAAATATTTCGTCTAAAACTTCCTTATTTTCTAAAGATTGTTTTTCAAATTTCTCCTTCAATTCTTCGTTTCTTCTACTGATTGCTTGAACCATAATCTCTAAGTTTCTTATTTTCTTATTCGTCCTAAACTCAGTTATAGCTCCCCCAATGCCCGGTATCAAACCAGCTCCGTAATCAATCAATATATCACCACCTTGCTTCACAATTTCATTTGTTAATAAAGGTAAAGCATTTTCTTTTAGAAAGTCTTTTCCCTGATCAGCTACTATTGACAAAACATTTTCAAATAAAAAATTTTTAACTGCATTTGCTTTCTCTCCCACAATCGTTATCCCCTTTACAAATTTATATATACAGAATAACTGATTATGCGAATAATAAAAAGACCGCACTCAGAAGTGCAGTCTCAGATAGGAGGGAAAATCTTAACCGTCATTCGATCGTAAAGGTAGTTACATTTGAATTATTGACGATATTTTTATTTAAGCAGCAAAAGCTACTTATTGACGTGACAGGAGTCGAACCTGCATGTACTTGATTGAAAACCAACCGCTCTCACCAATTGAGCTACACGCCATACCAGAAGGAGCTACCTCCTAGCAATTGCTAATAAATCAAATTAACCTTTACACACTCTCGTCAGAATGTTTTCCCATCAGGACGTAGCTTTCGCAGACTTTCACGGCTAAAATGATTATGTCACTGGCAAGGATTTGCACCTTGGTATGGTCTATATTCCACCACAGTGACCGATCAATCAAACACCAGCAAAAACAATTGATCAAGTTTATCCTAAACGTACCTAGCTGCTACTCTATGAGTTTAGGAATTGCTCTCGTGCGTAAGCAGCTGCCGCAGAGTTCTGGTTAGTGTCATATCTTCAGATGCTGGGCTAAAATACCGCGCCTAGCCTCGCTTACTACGCTTTACCTTGCGTAAGGTAGTTACTGCATCTCTAGTAACTATTTGTCACTTGCAAACCTGTAGAAAAAAAGAGAAGGCTCTTCACCTCCCCTCTAAGAGAACGTATCAGTTTGCGAGTGATAGTGTGATCAGTGTTAGCAACGAGATAATATTTATTTTTGATTTCCTTACACTTCTCACACTACTAATTTACCATGTGAAATAACCTCGATAGTGCACAAATAGTGCAAATTATATATCTAAATTTAATTCTTTTGCGATTTCTTCAAAAAATATTCTTTGTAATTCGAAGGCCTTTCTTCTACTACAAAATATTTTCCCTTGATCAATTAATCCTTGCATAGTGAATCTAGGCCGTTTTTTAAAATGAAGTTCTTGAATGATAGTGATGGTATCCTCACACGATTCACTAAGCACTTTGTCAATGATGCGTTTATTCCGTTCTAAGCTTGCTAGCCGCCGGTCTTGTTCAATCGTAATAAGTAAATTGGCAGCAGCTTCATTATTTCCGTGTGATCCTTTAATGCCACTGTTCAAATCACTTTCTCTAAATGGATAACGTAATTCTTCTTCGCGTTGCCGAATATAGTCATCGGTTTTATAATAGTCTCCTAAAATATCTTTGATATAGTTAAATGTTGACGTCCGCAACTAATCATCATCTCCTAAAATTAATTTAAGTTGTCTATCATGCAGATAGTCCATTGTTGCGATTAATTCTGCTGTATATGTTTCTATGTCTAGCGTGTCCATGTATCTAGGCTCAATTAATTCTTTTTGTTGATGAATTGCGTTTCTGATATCGTAACCAATTTTTTTCAATGAGTATGAGTATGTTTTTCTGTACTTATCTTGTAAAAAATCTTCTGCTTTTTCACTTAGCGATTTCATTTCTGCACCTCAATCGTTATCGGTCTACCGTATTTTAAAATTCTCCATTCGCCATCTTTTGTATTGGTTTTATTCATATGATTTCTTTCATCACGAGCTATCGTATAATCGAAAAATAAATCGGCTTGCTCTGCTCCATGTAAGTATTCAACATAAACGCCATCGACTTGCCTTCCTATGATATAAACTTCTGGATAACTCATACGCTGGAACCTCCTAAATATAGCCCTAATCCCAAAATAAACGAGCATGAAAGGAAATAAACGAGGTCACTGCTTGTTATGTCATTGCTATACACGAAATGGCTCACGGTTGCTTTTGCTACAAGAATCATTATTGCAATGCCACTAACTTTATTTATTACTCTTTTCCAGTTGCGTTTCATTTATTCACCATCCACCTTCACAGCAAACGGCCAATAGCGCTCATCAATTACTTTGATTTCTTGTTCAGTAAATTTCATGTCATCGAATTCATTGTTGTCTGCAATTGTTATTTCTCCGCAATCGTCCTTCATCAAATAAACTTCTAAATCCAGATGATTAAAATAAACAACTGGCAGCTTCACATAATACAATTGCTCTTTCTCGACTTCGTAGCCGTTAGCTAATGCATCAACAAATAAATTTCTATTCGACTTAAACCACAAAGAAAATTTATCATTTGGCATTGCTCTTGCGAAAGAAATTGCTGAATCAATAATATCAACTTTATCAGAACCTAGGCCTTCGCCTTCTTTGATAAAGTCATCAGCAGTTTTAGGTAATACAACTTTTTTCGGTTTGTCTAGTTGTTTTAGATCGTCTAGGATTTCTTTTCGTGCAACGCCATAACCTGCAATATACATTTCATTTAAAGAGGGGTTAACTGGAAAGGCGCTTATTTCATATGAGGGTGCGCCTTCCTTACTTTCCCACTTCTCAATCAATTCTTGTTTATTCATCGCTGTTCCTCCACTTCGTCAAATCCACAAATTAATGAATTCATGTTCCAAATGCCGCCGCCTTCAAGAGCAACTTTTCTTTTGTCTTTCTCAGGAAATTCAAGAATCAACCCATTCACTAATACTGTTTTTACTACTAAAAATTTGTCTGTGTATTGTGGAACTCCTTCACCGATATACTTTACTTTGTCTCCTGGTTGAATACTCATACTCATTCCGATACCTCCTAAAGCAAACCGCTGTCAATCAGCAATACTTCGCCGTCTTCTTCAATATTTTCTAATTTATTGAAAGCTTCTTCTGCGCCAGTCTTGTCACCCTCTTCAGTATGACTTTTAGCAAGCATTTTGAACGCTTCGTATTTATCAATTGTTTTGATTTCCTCGAAAAACTCTTTTTCGTCCTCTACGTCGCAAACAATATCCTTGTAAAGTTTTAAACATTGTTTTTCATCTTCAGCAGCGATTAATGCAAAATAAGGTTCTTTCATTTCATAAAATTTCATTTATTTTTCCTCCTGTTCCCAAACCCACTGGCTAAATGACTGTAATACTTGAGCTAATTCATCATCATTTAAATCACCATATGCATAAGCTACTTGCTTATACTTCATTTTTCCACCAGTAGTTGATAAAAATCCCATAATTTCGATAACTTCACGTAATCCGTTTAATTTGCATGATTCTTTCAACCAATCCAGCACAACCTGCTGATTTTCGCTGAATTCTGGTTTTGCCATTCTGACTAGCTCTTCCCCGATGTTACATACCGTTCCCCATTCTGGATACGTATCTTCAAATATTGGGTGTGTAAAATTCAAAGCTGTTTCCATAAGAATATTACCCATCTTTTCTAGCTCGCTCATTCTGTTCCCTCCAATAATTCTGGATTTTCGTAGACATTTCCGATGACTTCTTTATTTTCATATCCAGAATATTTGATAGTTTCTGAGTAATAAAAGCCGTCATTAAAACAAAATCTGCAGTCTTCATAAACAACTTTATCGATTTGTTCAAATCGTTCACCAGTTCCATAATTATTCACCGTGACCTTAACTATATCACCCTCAAAAATTTCAACGCCGTTCTTGTCTTTCAAGCCTGTTGATTGCATGAGAACATACTTATCAATCATTCCCCACATGCCATTTCCTAGATTGATAAGAGGCGCTATAAATCCTGTATCATCATCAATAGTCCATTCTACATTTTTATCTTCATCAGGATAATACATTATGTTTTCTTCTACTGAATAAGCTCTAAACTTCGGAATCATCTTCTTCACTCGCTTTCTAATCTACTGGCAATATCAGCAATAACTGGCACTGTTACACTATTTCCAGCTTGCTTATATAATTGACTATCATTGTTTACTTCTTTTGCTTTATCAAACGCCCAGTCAGGAAATCCTTGAAGCCGCCAACATTCACGAGGTGTTAGTTTACGAATTCGAATACTGTCTTTTAAAAAGTTATTTTCATGCCAACTATTAGATGTTACAGTTGGAGCAACTTTATATATACCTCCATCGTTATAACCACGAGATTTCTGAATAATAGCTACTCCATGTTTATCTTGTGCAGTTAACGTAAACATTTCTTCGCCATCATCTTTAAACCGTCTTCCGTTTTGTCTTTTTTCAAGTCTATCTGGTGTTAGTACAGGTATTGCTATTTTTTCTTCATGCTGTTCACGTTCAATAACATACGTTCCTGTTCCCTGAGCTTCGATTCTTGTTGTGAGTGTATTGGCGTAAATTTGTTGTCCTTGTAATTTAGTAAACGTTCTGTCGTTTTTTTTGAAAGGAAAAACTTTTCTGGTACGTTCTCCTCTAAGATGTCCGATAATGAATACTCGCTCCCTGTTCTGTGGTACGTAGTCTTTAGAGTTAAGCACTTGCCATTCCACATCATACCCGAGTTCATCCAAGGCTCTGAGGATTGTCTCGAACGTAGCCCCTCCTTCGTGGTTAAGCAATCCTTTGACGTTCTCAAGGAATAAATAGCGTGGTCTGAGAATAGATGCGAACCTTGCAATTTCAAAGAAGAGAGTTCCTCGAGTATCTTCAAAACCTTTTCGTTTTCCTGCAATCGAGAAAGCTTGGCACGGAAATCCTCCACAGATAACGTCAACACTTCCGATTCCCCGAATAAATTCATCTGATATTGTTGTGATGTCATGCATTTCCACCTCTCCTGTTGTGTCATGGGTTGCTTTATAACTAGTTCGTGCGAACTTGTCTATTTCGCAAAAACCAATGCATTCATGACCAGCTGATTCCATCCCTAAACGGAAACCGCCAATGCCTGCAAATAAGTCTAAAAATTTCATAATTTCAAAGGAGTAAAGAATTCTTTGTGGTCGACCAAACCTCCACTCCTTTCTATAAATTCACTGGCTCATTTTTATAACCAGCATCAATCAAAATTCCATCAATCACATAAAGGTCCGTTTTCTGCTTTAAACTAGCCTTAAATTTCTTCGCAATATTTCTAGCTGTTTCTAAAGAAACGACTTCATATGTTTTAGCCAATGCATCCGCAATAATTGCGGATGTTGGCGTGTAATAAATCTCCAGCAAAATGAACACTCACTTTCATTTCATAAATCTAATTTAAATGTTCAGCTTTATATTCCCAGAATTTGTTTCTAGGCATTCCTAACGCTTCTATGATTGCATTCACTGAATAACCAACCCACTGCAAATACAAATATTCTTGAATGGTGAACTTGTCTTTATCAATTGAGCTGATTGGTTTAGATTTATCCATTGTTTGCTCACCAATATCCTTACCAAGCATTTTAATTTGACGATAGGCCATGCTTTTTGGATGTTTATACCAGTCCGGATTCTCATTCATTAGCTTTAGCATTTCTTTCCGCTTTTGCTTTTTTTCAGCTTGAATACGTGCTATATCTTCAAAAATTACACTGTTCATTCTTTAACCTCCTAGAAAGGCAGATCATCGTCGCTAATGTCGATTGAATTACCTGCGCCTGCGAACGGATCTACATCTCCACCAAACGACATTTGTTGGCTGTTATTTTGCTGATTTAAGCCTTTATTTTGATTTGTGGCATAATTACTCTCGAAATTGTTTTGAACGCTTGTACCGTCATTCTGTGACGTCTGAATGCTATTTCTATTCTCATTGGCGCTTTTTGGCTCTAATAATTGGAAACTCTCGCAAATAACTTCAGTCACATAGACACGTTGGCCTTGTTGGTTGTCATAATTACGAGTTTGAATTCTGCCAACAACTCCTAATAATGTTCCTTTACGAGCATAATTAGCCATTGTTTCAGCAGGCTTACGCCAAATTACACAGTTGATAAAATCCGCTTCTCGTTCGCCGTTTTGGTTTGTAAAGTTACGGTTCACAGCAAGAGTAAAGCTTCCAACTGCAGAACCACTTGCGGTGTAGCGTAAATCTATATCTTTCGTTAAACGTCCAACTAACACAACTTGGTTTATCATATTGTCACTCTCCTAATAATTCTTGTTTTTGTCGTTCTAATTCAGCTAATTCTTCAGGTGATAAAGGTACATCTTCTTGCATCCCATTCCAATTTGGTAACTGCTCTTGTCTCACTGGCGCCTTAGAATACGCAGGCTGTTTATTTGTTTGAGACAGATCATATTCATCGTTGTAACGATCATCACGTATCCAACGAAACAATTCTTGTGGATGGTACCAATCATTTAATTTAATATACGCAAGATAGTCCTTATATCCTTTTTTAAACGACTCTAAATCTTCTTCCGTCTTGAACTTCTTTAAAAATTGTTCTCTAGCTTTTTTCTTGTTGGTTTTCTTTGGATAAGTTTGCCAAACTTTTTCGAATAATTCAGGCATAGTTGAGCTCGGCTCAACACTATTCTTTTTATTCTTTGTATTATTCTCTGTATTATTAAGTAATGTATTATTCTCTGTGAAGTTTTCTTCACCAGGGGTAGTGAAATTTTCTTCACCACCCTCGTGATGATTTTTTCCATAGGTGATGAAATTTTCTTCACTAGGGGTGTAGAATTCTGTATCGGTTGGAAAAGGCAATATATAGATATGTCTACGATCTACAATTTTGCTATCTGGTTTGTAAAAGACTTGTATCTTTATATATTTTCGTTTTTCTAATTGCTTCATCCATGATATGATCGTCCGTTTGCTAACGTTGTATAGGCTGGCAAAGTATTGATTTGTTGCCCAACAGTAGCCTCTTTCATTTGCTAATGCTGTCAGCTCTCCATATAATAGCTTTGCATTCCCATTTAATTGGTTATCGTAGCGGACAATGGCTGGAATGATAGCATAAAAGCCTCTATGTTCATTCATTGGTTATCCTCCTATATTTAATTTCTTGCGTTCCTCAATATTTAGTTTGACTGGTTTTATTTGATACTTATTCAAAAAGTTCTTAGTACCAATACGATGTTCTTCTTGGTGATGGAAACGGCAACCTGCATAAAAAGTAAAATTTTCATGGCTGATTTTCTTACGATTGCGACCCATACCAACAACCTCAATGTGACAAACGTCAGCATGCTTACCGCAAATACAGCACTTACGATATTTCAGGCAGTAATAAAACCATTTGTTGTTTTCAAGCAAGTATTGGTATCTTTTTTCCAATGGTATATCGTTTTTCAAAATGAACTCAATCAAGAAACCAATCCACTCAGTCGCTTCATTCTTGGTAGCTCGACTATGTTCAAAATAAACACCACTCTTAGCCTCGTAGTAGTATTTCAAGACACTTTCAATCCATTTAGGTTCGTCATAGCTCCAACGTGCTACATCGGCTATTAGAACGTGAGAAAGTGCATTCTGTTTTTGAGACATCTGTCGATTATCTAAGAATTCAACTTTTGCTAAATTATCATCGTTATTAGCCAGAAGTTCGAGAAAATTTGAATTTATTTCATCCTCAAATTCAATGGCCAATTTATTCCCTTTGTGGTTTATGATTTTTCCAATCATTCAATCACTTCTTTTCAAAATCATTTGCAATAGGAGGATTTGCCTCGTCAAATAATTCTGTTTGTTCTTCATCGAGTTCGTTTTCACTTTGTTGTTCTACACTAGGAACTTCAATCTTTTCTAACATTTCTTTCATACGCTCAAGAACTTTAGTTTTTACGTTTTTTAAAGGTACGTTGTTAATCTTGCTGTGCAACTCTTTAAACATATTTTCATGATTTTCAGATTGTGTAGCAAGTTCTGTAATACTACTAATTAATTCATCTTTTAATTTTTCTAAATCTATTCCTTCGCTACTCCATTCATATATTTTTTCGCCTACTTCTTTTGTTATTTTAAAAGGCATATTAAACATATTTGAGTTATCTTTGGTAGCTTCCGCTATGTGGTCCTGATCAATACGTAAAGCGATAGCAAATTCATATTCCAAACTATCTTTTTGATCAGGTTTCAACCCTAGTTTTACTACTTGTGTTTTACCTTGTTCATTTTTTTCCATGTCGTAGGCTTGCTTACTTCTAGACGTTCCAATCACATACATTGAATTTCCTGTTACTAACTTAAGAAATTCTTTCTCTAATGGTTTTACTTTATTCCAAGCCAACATTTGATTTTTAGAGTTGCCTCTCTGATGGTTTTCTACTTGTTCTAAAATGCCACCTTCACCACTCCAAGCATGTGTTAGAGAATCGACTATGACCACCTCTACCCCAGCTTGTTTGAATAAATTAAAAGCCTGTATATATCGCTGTACAGTAAATGGTGCTTCAAAATCAATATGCAAAAATTCCCCTATGTCGACATTCCCAATGGTTGAATCAGCATATAACAACGATCGTTTGTGCTCAGTGTCAATGACACCTATTTTTTCCCATTGTTCTTGTTCTGATAAGCCTGAATGCATTTTTTCAATAATTCCTTTAGCAATAAACAACGCACTTACTGTTTTTCCACTACCACTTGCGCCAGTTATCATTATAGGAACTTTTATTTTTTCGCGTTTAGCCTTTTTTATTTCCATATTGAAACCTCCTATCTAATTCTCAAACTCTTAGTTTGAACTAATTCTGCACCTTTGATTTCCCCATGTTTCAGTTCTTCTTTCAAAGCTGTTTTATCAACTTTGGGAGGTTGAGGAATTAAAAAGCCAATAGGAATTAAATTTTCGTCTATAATATTCACAGAAACTGGATTGTTTTGAATTCCTACATTGAATAATTCGCCCTTGATTTTCGTTTTGCCGACCTTTTCCATTTCATCTTGCAGATATCCCTTTAGGTTCTTTACATTGTTAGAAAGCGTTGTTTTTCGTGACTGTAGCCGTTTGATTTCTTTTTCAACAATAGATATGTTGCTTTCAAGTTCTTTAACTACTTTTGCTGTGTTTTCTACTTTTAAATCGATTGAATCGCTAATACTATCTAACGTATCTTTTAATGTTCCATCATCAAGCTCTTCAGCTAATGACAAAACTTTTAAATAATCGTTGCTAAGTTCATAAAGTGTTGCCACGGCTATCTTCCTCCTCGTCATATTCCCATTCTGGTTCGATTTTCTGTAATTCTTCTGACGGCTCTGTTAAAAATTGATCTAGCACATCTGCTTCACTACGATTCATTCACAAGACCTCGTTTCTGTGATATAATTTTTCTTGTATAATTTTTGTATGCGACTTATTGCTTGCCGGCTTAAGTCGCTTTTTTGTCGTCATGCGACACCTCTGCGCTCTTTTTGTTGTGCAATGTATATTTTATTTTTTTGTTGCTGGTACCATAAATCAGCAAGTTTTTTCGTTTGTTCTAATTTGTCTTTTCTTGTCATTTCTTAACCTCTCTATCTTCAAGTGCCAGATCATAAAACAGTGTCCAAATGATGAATAAGCCGATATATATATTTTGGATAATCGGATTAAAATTCCCGCCTACTAGCAGTCCTAGTCCGAATACGATTAGCAATACTGCAATTCTTCTTAAGTTATAAATTTTTCTCATTTCATTTCTCCTTAAATATGCATTCTATTTTGAATCTCTAAGTATCTTAAAAATTCTAGTTCTTTTTCAATTTGATATGCTTTTCCTTCGGTCAGTTGTTCTGATTGTCTAAGCGCTGCCCTATCATCTTGTAGCTGTTTACGCTCTTTTTTGATTTGGTTGAGTATCCAACTTTCTTGTTCAGTTGTATAAGCCATAATATTCTCCCTATGCTATGTCGTTTAAGTCAAAACTCATTTGTCTTACAACTGTTTTTGTGGCTGTGGACGGTTCCCAATCGTTGATATATTCAATTACCATTGGATAATGTTTTTCTCTTAATTGTGATCGGGTACCCACACCTGTGATTTGCTTAATACCTGAATTAATATCTTTGTAAAGCTTGCCACGCTGTTCCTTTGTGATTTTCCCAAATCCTCTTGCAACTTCTGCTACTCGTTGATGAACTCGACGTGATAAGTAGCCATAATCATCTGCACCGATTTTTTGATTGTCTTTTAAGTCGGCTACTTCTTTTTCAATTACATCTACACGCTCATTTGTTTCTTCATTTGCTGATAAAGCAAGCATCGCCAATTCTCTTTGCGAGGTTGGAAGTTTAGGCTGTTGAATTTCTTTTTCCATTTGATTAAAAGCTTCAATATATTTCAGTTTGAACTGCAATGCCTTTTGACCTGTGAATCCCATTGCTAGTAGTGTGAATCCGTCACGGTTCATGATAACTTGGCGATAAGATTGTTTGTTTTGTGGATGAATGTAAGTGTCTTCGTAAAATAAGTCTGTCCAATTTTGGACACCCTCTTTCAAATTATCCAAGTCACGCAAAACATGTTGGTGATTTTTACTAAACGTTTCAGCAACTTGTAAACTACTTGTTACCGCTTGTTGGTCTTTCATTATTACTAAATTGTTCATTTTGTTTTACTTCCTTTCTAGCTACATATTCATAAAGTGCTAAAGAACTAAATTTCCAATCTTTTCCGATTCGTACACCAGGAATATTGCCCAGCTCAACTTCTTTCAAAAGCGTAGGGACGCTAGTAGTCAAAAAAATTGCTGCTTGTTTAGAATTCCAAATCTCGTTAGGAATACTTTTTTCCGCTAAAAGCAGCCTTAAATCGTCAAGGTTTAATAATGCTAAATTTGTCATACTCCCTTCTCCTATCTGATTTTGTAATAAGCAATAATATCGGTCATTTGTTTCAGATGTTTTTCTGGATTGTTTAGGATTTTACGTAGATATTGTTCCGTAATTCCTAAAGCACTTGCTACATCAGGAATCTCCCATTGATTTTTCTCAAAGTGATTCAAGATCTTTTGACGTGTTTCTTGAATATTTGCCATGTTTTTTCTCCTTTCTCTAAATTAGTAAACAAATTAATCAACTAATTTCTAAATTTCATTGACTTGTTTTAACATTAATGTTAAAATCAGTTCATAGCTAAACAAGACATTAAAAACGTTGATTTTATAGCTTTCTTGGCGGTTAGCATTTATTTATCAATAGTGTTTTTTGTTGTCTTTTTAGTTGATTAACTTGTTTACAAGAACTATGTTAACATTAATGTTAAATAAGCGCAAGTTTTTTTAACATAAAAGTTTATTTTTCTTGTAACTTTTAAGGAGAATGTTATTATGACAGTGTTTGATAGGATCAAATTATTAGCAAAAGAGAGAGGAAAATCCTTAAATCAAATCGAAGAAGAATTAGGTTTGCCAAAAAATGTTCTGTATCGTATGAAAACTTCAGATAATCCTACTAAAGATAGACTAGAAACTTTAGCTAATTACTTTAATGTATCTGTAGATTACCTTCTTGGAAGAGAACTCAAAGAAGCTCCAAAAAAAGTAGATTTATCAGAAGACGATACTGTATTTTCATTTGATGGAAAAGAAATATCAAAGGAGACAATGCGTAAAGCAATTGCTATTGCTAAAGCTTTGGAAGAAAACGAGTAATTGGAGCGGTGTTGGTATGTATTTAAAATTAAAAGAATTGCTAAGTGATTATCATTTAAAATTGGTTTATATGGAAATGGAAGAATCTGGATTCTACTATCCCAAGCCAAGAATCGTATTTTTAAACGAAAAATTACATGAGGATAGAGCAGAAGCCTTTCACTTAGCACATGAGCTCGGACATTTTATCGCTTCACACTACGAATATACAACGTTATATGATAGCTCTATTACTTTTCATTCAAAGATTGAGACAGAAGCTAATAAAATAGCGATTATAATTCTATTAAACATTTTTGTGGAAAATGAATTAACAGATGAATCACAATTTAAATTAGATAATTTCATGGAGTTCTACTCTATCAATAATAAATTAAGAACAGAATGTTTTAATGTTTGCCAGTCTTATTTCAAGAAAAAATACTCTTACGCACAATAAAAAAGCCCGTGCTGCAACACGGACTCATACCTCATTTCTGAGATCACAAATACATTATAACAAGAAATGAGGAAAATTTAAATGTCAAAAAAAGTTATGGGTCAAGATGGAAAAACGTACAAAGTAAAAAAACCTTTCTACAAAAGAGTTTGGTTTTGGATACTAGCAGTAATTTTAATTGTAATTATTGGTTCTGCTTTAAATGGTGGATCAGATAGTAATAAAGCAAGTGATAATGGTGGCGAAAAAGTAACTAAATCTTCAACCTCTGCTTCATCTTCTAAAGAAGAAAAAAGCGATACCTTCTATAAGATTGGTGACACTGTAAAAGTTGGTGATGCTGAATATACACTAAATAGTGTAGAATTAACTGATGAAAGAAATCAATTTGAAGAAAACCAACCTGCACAAGTAATAAAAATTACTTATACCGTAAAAAATGATGGTGATTCAGATATCCCTGTAGGTATGGATGTTGAAGTTTACGGCTCAGACAACAAAAAATCTGAAACTTATCCAAACGATAACACAATGGGCTCAGTCGCTCCTGGGAAAGAAATGGATTGTGTTGCTCACTTCGGTTTAAACCAGACAGGCGAAATTGAAATACATTTTAGCCCACTAGTATCTTTTGAAAAAGCTGCTAAATACAAAGTACCTGTTTAATATTAAGTAAACAAAAAAGCGCCATCTCTCCCTGTCCAAAGTTTGAGATGACGCAACTATAAAAACAAACCTAAAATAGGCCTATTTGCTATGCCTATTTTACCAGAAAACAGGAGGAATAGGCAATGGCAATTGAAAAAGGAACCGTTGAACGTTTAAAAAGCGGAAATTATCGGCTAAGAGTCACTGTTGGATATAACGAAAACGGAAACCCCATTCGCATAAATAAAACAGTTGAAGTAAAAAGTCAAAGAAAAGCATATGCTGAATTAGATGATTGGATCGAAGAGTTAGAAGAACATGGCTACGAAGATATTAGCACAATAACTTTTGAGAACTTTTATAACAATATGTGGAAAAAAGAAGCGAAAACCATTTTAGAGCCTAGAACAATCCGTGAATATTCTGATATTATCGATAAACGTTTTTTACCTTCATTTAAAAATAAAAAGATTCGAGAGATTAAACCATTTCAAATTAAAGATATAGTTATTGCTGCACAACCACTTTCTAAAAAAAACACTACGTTATCTAGGAAAACAAAGAAGCGTTATTTGAATGCCCTTAGTAGCGTTTTTAACGTTGCTCGTGATCAATATAGGATAATTACACATAACCCTGTTTCAGATGTCAGACTTCCGAAGGAATCAGTTAAAAAGAAAGGCACACCAGAACCCTACTCTATTGAAGAAGTAAAGCTAATGTTAGATGCATTAGAGGAACATGCCAATTTAAAAACTAAAGCTTTAGTCATGACGGCTTTTATCACAGGCGCACGTGAGGGAGAAATTGCTGCCGTCGAAGAATCTGATTTTGACTTTTCGGCCATGACAGTTCAATTTCATCAACGGATAGTACTAGATGAAAATAAAAAATATCAACAACGAGATGGTTTAAAAGCTTCAGATTCAAAAACTATCCCAGTGCCACGAAGTTATTTAGAATTAATGAAAACCTTCATGTCTATAAATCAAAAGGCTAGAAAAGAACTGAGAATAGATCCTAAACATAAGTATGTATTTGGTTCACCTGAAGGAAACTTTGAACTACCTACTTCACTCTATAGAAACTGGAACAGATTTATAAAACGTGCAGGACTTCGTCAGATACGTTTTCATGATTTAAGACACACTTCTGCATCTTTTCTTCTAGCAGACCCTACAATCCCAATAAAGACGGTTCAAGAACTTCTTGGACATAAGGACTATAGAACAACTATGAATATCTACGGACATGCTTTAGAGGAAACGAAACGGACAGCAAGTGATCGTTTTTCAGAATTTCTGAATGAATAATTTGTTATTTATTTTTTTGTTTTTAAAATCTCTGCCCACGTTTCTGCCCACAAAGTAAAAATGCACAAAATAAAAAGCCGTCACCAACAAGGGGAAACCTTGCTATGACGGCTTTTATCAGTAGTGCCAGCTGCAGGGATCGAACCTGTGACCTACGCGTTACGAGTTATTAAATAACAATATACTTTAAAATAAATTCGTTTAAACTAAACATTTATACCATGTGTGTTTAATTTAGTTAATTTAGTTTTCTTTAGTTTCTGCCCATATTTCTGCCCACAAACAAAGATATTTTATTGTTATTTTATGTTTGCATAGAACTATTATTTATTCTATCCATTCATCATCAAAATATTCATCAACAAATTCATCTATTGTTTCGCAATGTTCTGGTTCTTCCTCAAATGGATTTTCTTCAGGTATGTGTTCTTCACTCCACTTGGTGAAATTATGAATCTGAATGTTTCTAATATCATAAAAATCGACCTCATTTTCTCCAATCAACACAACATCGAATTCTGCCATTCCACGAAATACACCAAAAACATGTGGTTTCACTCGGTCATATTCATCTAACGAATTCAATTGAATCTCTAACACTTTGTTTTGCTTAATAGAGCGATCTAAAAAATATTCTATTTGCTGTTGGGATTGCTGTGGCAAACGCTCGATATTTCGAGCGTGATATTCGTCTGTATTTTTTATTGCTTCAGTCAATTCGCCCAACGGAAACGCCGTTGGCCACTTTAATTCAAAAGGACGGTCAACATAATCATTGTAAGGTTTAAACTCTTTTTTAGTTCGTCTCACCATCTGATACACTCTCCTATCAGAAATATTATACGAACGTTTGTTCTATTTTTCAACAAAAAAATATTCATATAACAAAAAACACACACCTCTCGTAAGAAAAAGAGGCAGGTGTTTTACTATGGACCATACAGGACTCGAACCTGTGAACTAACCGTGCGGTTGGCTTTAAATAGCCCTAATATACTCAACAAAATATTTCCTTTATGCCCAATACTATAAATTTACTTTTTATAATATTTACTAAAGCTTTAAAAATATTTAATCTATATCTTCCGCTTTAAGCCACTCAGACTCTGGCTTAACAATTAGTCGTGCATTATTGTATGCCATGTCCAAAGTTAAACAAGTTCTAGCAGTATAAATATTTCCTTCTTTTTTTAGTACCAATGCTAAATCTGCTTTACTATCTTTTATTAAAGTTAAAGGCACCAATAACTGAAGTCTATTTTTATAATATTGTGGAACAGCTAATTTGTAGTTTGCTGCAACCCTTTTTTCAGCAGTCTTTATAGCCCCTTCAAATATTTGAACTAATGTAGTTGTTTCCATATCTTTGTATGCTTCTGGTAGCCTATTTATGTTTTCAGCATCGCCCAGTATGTGTCGTACATTAGCTCTTATTTCTAACCTATAGTCGTAAACTAAGTCTGCAGCATTTTCAAAAAACTGAGCTCTGAGTGGCAATATATCAAAAGAATTCAGCTCAAAATCACTTGGAGTTTTGAATCCTACAAGAAACCATGGAGATTGGCCATCTCCTAGCTGTCTATACTCATTTTTCCTAAAATAAGCATACAAAGGTTCATAAAAATCATTAAATAATCCAGTGTTGAAACAACACCTATCTTCTTGAAAACTTATAAATTGATTTTTGTTACCACACTCAGCCTTATTATAGTCTGATGCCAATTTGCTAAATGTAAAATTAATATAGTTTTTTAATATACGGTTATTTTCTCCCCAATCTTCATTACTTGCTTTTTCGGCTAATTCTTTTATGTAATCATTAAAACCCATTTTTTTTGTTCTACAATACGCAAATTTAAATAAGTCTTCTTCAACAATATCCATCATCATAGTTCCCCCTAAAGTAAACGTTACCGTATATCATTAACTATGATTTTAACACAAATTAGAATTTGTTTGTTGACAATTTTACAAAAAATGCTATTATTTGAATATAGATGATAGGAAAAAGGAAGATTTAATTTTTTTGTGAAGGTAGTTTAAGTGTCTACAGTTAGTTAACCCAGATGATATGATTGATTTTAGATTTATGTCTAAACTTGATTTAAGAAGAAAATGCGCACACTGTTAGTATTAACAGTGTGCGCATTTTTCTTTTTCTAATTTTATTATGATTTAATAACAAAAAAAGCCGCCTTAGGGGAGGCGACCCAAGAGAAATTTAATAAGTGTATTCTTATTTTATATTAGAACTATCAATAGTTCAATGTTTGACCAGGATAAATTAAGTTAGGATTAGCTAATCCGTTCCGTTGTGCTAAAGCTTGATAAGTCGTTCCAAGTTTACCTGCAATACTTGATAAATTATCACCGTATTGAACTGTATAAACGTTGCTTACTGCTGATCCATTGACTTTCAAAACTTGACCAGGATAAATAAGATTTGGATTAGCCAATCCATTTAATGCCGCCAACGTTTGATAATCTGTTCCGTATTGATAAGCAATGCTGGATAACGTTTCACCGTATTGTACCACATGGGTTGCTTCTGGTTGCTTATCAGGGACAACTGTTGCATCTGGCAATAATTCAATATCGCCTTTACTAATCCATGACAAGATACCTTCTAGCAATACTCTGCTCCCAGTTACTTCTTGCACTTTATAGCTGTTGCCTTTTACCCAATCTGGAATAGCTTCGCCAGTTGCCCATGCATCTACGTTAAATTTCACTTTGACCATATCGCCAACTTTAACATCTGAATTTGGTGTTTTTTCAGTTTCTTCACCGGCTTCTGTTGCTGGTGTGTCCGTTTCTGGCTTATCTGTATCTGTGTAGCCACTATCTGTAATTCCTGTTAAATCTACGTTACCATCTAAACCACCTGCAATATAAGCGGATGTGAATTGCCAAATGCCAATACCATCCATGCTTGGGAAATAAGCATACAATGGATATGGTGACACACCATCGATAGGATACGCAGCAATCCATAAAGAGTTAGGAAACTCTTTGATGATTTGTTGATAGTTTACATGATTTAGTGTAAATGGCTTATAGCTGTAATACATTGGAGTATAGCCAGCCTGTTTGATTCTGCGCATACCGTACAAAATTGTCTCTGTATTTGCTGCTTTTTCGGCATCTGAACTTACATATCCTCCATATCCATCTGGAACACTAGCCAACGCTCCATGTTCAAAATCTAATGCAACGATGGAATTTTTAGGCGTTTGAATACGTGGCAAGAAATAATCCATCGTTGTTTTCGCAATATCCATGTTTCCCCAAGTGTCATACCAAATGTAGGTATGCGCACGTTTGCCTTGGGCAATAGCACTTGCTACTTGCGTTTTATATGTGTATTGTTCATAAATACCGCTAGCATTGTAGCCACCAATCTGGGCAATAGCGAATTTATCATGTGCATAGCCAAAACGGCCTTGTTCGCCTTGATAAATCGCCCAGTCAACGCCTCGATCACCTTTTGCAGCGAATACATTTAAAGGAGTAACTGCTACCAACGCTACAATAATCAACGTTACAATTTTTTTCATAAAGACACCTTCCTATTTTTTATTTTTTAAATTTTTTATGAAATCTTCAAATAGCTCCGTAACTACTCCCATCTTCTGATAGTTCTCAAATATCGATTTAATTTCCATCATCAGATAGCCAACATACAGAACATATAATAGCCCCACACCAGCGCCACCAGGTACTAACGGTGCTAAGGGAATGAAAAAAAGCAGCAAGACAATACTTGCTACTTTCCTTAATATTCCGTTGATTCCTATTTTACTTTTAAACTCAATTTCTGGATTTATCTTGGCTGCGATAGTGCCGCTAATAAAATCAATAGTCATTGCAATACAAATCAACATTAAAACATATACTGCTTTATAATCTGGGTCTGCTACAAAACGCTCCAAAAAATCAAATAACGCCAAACCT